GCTTGCCTTCAATAAACTCTGGCCACACGTGTTTAACAAAAGATAAAAAGTCGTTGTTGACTTGACCTTGTTTTTTCTTTTCTGATAATTTGATCGCGTATTTAAGAAATTGCTTTTTAGCGTCAGGTGGAAGTTTATCTATAATTTCCTGTTTCATAAAAATTTTTGCAGAATTTTTTTCAACTCTGTTTTGTACCAATTGTTGTTTTTTTAGGGGTACCCCCTCTATCATATTGCCATTTTCTAATTCTTGCAAGTATAAGTCTAAAACTTGGTATATAGGGTGGGCCCGCAGTACACTAGCCAAAAGGGGGTGTGGGGGTCTAAATATTTTTGGATTTTAGATTTGCGTAGGGACCCCTATGTTTAGGGTGGGTGGGCCCATAGTTCACGAGCCTACATATAGTGTGTAACTTTTTGCTTGACACAAGATGTAGTTATGCAATTTCGGAATGTAGTAAATATGCAACACTGACCATTATGGGTTTTTATGGGAATTATTTCTTTACCTTTGTAAGGGTAAGTGATAAGGTCTAATTAACTTTAAACAACAAAGAAAGAAGAAATAAAATGAAACACTTTAAAAAAGTAATGTTAGAAAAACTACCCTCTAATGTTAAAATGTCTGATAAAGAAATTTTAATATTGATTAGAGATTTGTTTGAGATGGTTAAAAGTAATAATCAACTCATACAATTATTAAGTATTAGAGTAAGTGGTTTGGAAAACAAAAACAAAAAAGGTACTACAAATGAAATTAGTAGTATCTAAAAAAAATGTTTACGGGGTGGAGCGTGTCTACCCCGTTTGCAATAAGGCGAAACTATTCGCCTCGATATCAGGCAACAAAACCCTATTGCCTGAAGTTATCGAACTAATAAAAAAGCTAGGGTATAATCTAACAACGGAGCGTGAGAAGATATGAAGATCAATTATAAAATTGTAGCGGAACACTTAGGTGTTCCGTTGCGAGGTAATGAGACTTTCACGGAACTTTTAGAAATAGAAAAGCAAGTGAAAGCAAATAAAAAGAAAATAACAGAGTATTACTATCCAAAAAATAAAGATGGTTTTATGGGTAGTGAGAATAGAAAAACTCGTACAAGGTACGAGACAGATGAGGAACGAAAGCAGCGGATCGCTGAAGAGAAGGCAAACATTCAGCGAGTCGATGCCCAAGTTAAAGGAGTAAAAAAATGGTAAGATACATAGCAGTAGAGAAAGACACGCCCGATATTCCTCGGGCGTGGGGTGAGGGTGAAACTGATTTGATTGCTAGATATCAATGTGAAATAGCTTTGAGGGAAAAATTAATTGGTAAACTTGAACGAGGTTGCCAAGAAGGTTTCGCAATGACACATTTATATATAATCAAATCCGATCCAAACAAGAACCTAGAATATTAGTACAACCAACCCCGAGCCGAGTTCATCGGCTCGGGGATAATTAAAGGAGAAGAGATGAGTAATAGACCTAGACTATGGAATCCTCGTAATAGACCCCAACTATGGGTAAAACCTATCATACCCAAATGGCTTTTAGAATATTACGATAAATATTGTAATTAACAACGAACCCCAGTCCACGAAAGTGGACTGGGGTTTTTCTTTTTTTATTTTTTTAGGGAGGGTGGGCCCGAAGGGCACAAGCACAGGTTGTATGCAAAACTTGCAATACACGCGAGACGCGAATCGGTTTTGGTGGTGGGGGGTGGGTGGGCCCGAAGGGCACAAGCACAACCCACACGTGTGCGACAATATGTTCCCATAATATCCCATAAATTATCTTGACATACTATATGTAGTATATGCAAAAATTAGATATGCGGTTCGCGAATAGCGGGGGAAGGATCGCGGGGCGCGGTTAGTTTTTAATTCCGATTAATTTGTTTTGAATAAGGGCCCAATCATTAAGGGCCAATGGCTTCACTTCTCTATGATCCAATAGTAAACCTTCAATAGATTTACTTTCATAAAGTTTTATGGTTGAGGGAAGGCGGGGCGGGGCGTGTTGTAATAACAGAAAATTCCGTTTTGTTTTTTGGGTATGGAATAATATTTGATGGGGTGAAAATCGGACTTTATTTGTAGTAGTATATTTCAACTCAACCATAAAAAAACCGCATAAATCATTATAACAAAGTACATCTGGAACGCCTAAATTGATATAAGTCTCTAAGCGTGTATGTTGAATTAAAGGGGTATTTTTTTTAAATTTTTGGTATAATTTTTTCTCAGGTTTCAACGTACAATTGTTATACGTTGAAACCCGTTGAAGTCAATATTTAAGCGACTTCCTCTGTTAAAACAAGCGGTTTTTGATCCGCTTGTTTACCTTCTCTAGCGTTTATATAATCGAAAACGCTGTCTATATTTATGACAATTTCAAAGGATATATTTTTTTGATCTTCTAATTTTTCTAAATATAGTCTTTTTTCAATTGCCTTCTCAATTGTTTTTTCGGTTCTAATGTGTGAATACATACTATCACCGCTTGTATATTTAAAACGTTTTATTATGTGATATTCCATTTTAATTATATCCTTTATTTTCGATTTGAAGCGCCTTAGTTTTATTCCATACAATACCAACACCGCTTAAAACCTTCTCTAATACGATGTTTAATTGCTCTGGAACGCCACACTCAAAAACTGAATTGATCGCGCTTTGTTTATACAATTTCAGTTCCTTAACCTTCTTTCCTTCTGGTGTTTTTTCAGCCTCTTTTTGGGCCAAATGTGAGGCCCAATCGCGCAATTGTTCTCGACAATCGGAGGGTTGAATTCCCCGCCCGTAGCTGTCGCGTGAGTAATAATTGTCATTGTCGGTTTTTCTAAATTTATAACTTAGATTTTCCTTCAATTCTCTATTATTAATCTTGCCAAAAAATGTCATCGCTTTACGTTGTTTTATTTCTAGTTCAGCAATAGCGCTTTCTAGTTCTTTTATAACAACATCCGCTTTGATTTTTTTAGCAAGTTTCAATTCCGCGGTTTCGGTTAGATCCGCAACAATTGATTTGACGCTCAATTCCGCTTGATCTATTAATGGATCAATTTCGGAATTGATACGCTTTTTTAAGTGCTCCAACTGATACTTAGTCGGATATGTTGATTTAGTCATAACTTTTTATACCTCCATATTATTTTATTTTTAAGTATTGACATATTGAAGTTATACTATTATATGGGAATATATGTCAATAGAAAAATTAGAAATAAATATAAAAAAAGATAAACCAAAAAGACCCAAAAAAGACAATTCAAAAAAAGGGGATATATTTCTTAATTGTAGACATTGCGGGGAATTAATACGCCCCGATTGGTATTCAACCTATGACGCGCGTTATTGTAAAGATTGTTTAATATGAAATTAAAAGAATTTATAACCAATAAAGAAAATTGCACGGATAATATTTATTATATGCAAGATGATGATGACTTAATTATTACAATTGATACTTATGCGATGGAATTAGAGGCAAAACACAAATTAAAAAAACTATATCCAGAATATAAAATTAAAACGGCTTATATAACATAATGATACATATTTCAAAAATGACGGGTAAATTAGAGGGCTTTCAGTCAATTTCTACAAATACGGCCACAAATAAATATTGTCAAAAACAAAATACAAAAAATGATCCAGACAATATTTGTACACATTGTTATAGTTGGACAATGCTTAAAACATTTAGACAAAATATGGCCCCCGCATTACAGCGCAACAGCGACTTATTAACATCAAAAATTTTACACCCTGACGCGCTCCCAGTAATTAATCAAGCGTTTTTTAGATTTAATTCTCACGGGGAATTAGATTTAGATAAGAAAAAAGCAACCATTAATTTAATTAATTATATAAATATTGCTATTAAAAATCCACATTGTAATTTTGCATTATGGACTAAAAGATTTGATATTATTAAGCCGTATTTTGATAAAAACAAAAAGCCTAAAAATTTCATATTAGTTTATTCAAACCCAAAAATTAACCATATATTTAAAAAACCGCCTAAACATTTTGATAAAACATTTAACAACGTTTATGAAAATATTGAAGTTAAAAAACAAAATTGTACGGGTCAAAAATGTAAAGATTGTTTATTGTGTTATAAATTAAACACAACCAATACAATAGTTGAGAAGGTCAAAAGCTATGGCAAAAAATAAAAAAATAAAAAATCAATATAAAAAACTAACAAGCGAGCGAGCGAGCAAGCAGAAGGGATAATATGAAAATAACTAGACCAATAAAATATATTGAAGTTGAAAAAAGATTAAAACAATATTTTAATAAAGATACTGATTTTGATATATACCACAAAAATAACGGACGAATAGTTGTGCATTTTTGGGACGAAAAATATCTTCAAAATTTTCCACATAAAGACGGAAGAAATCAACAAGCGAGCGAGCAGAAGGGATAATATGAAAAAATATAGAGTATCATTAGAAGTAGATAAAGAATGGGTCAAGAATTTTAATTTAACATTTGATGCAGCTGACGAGCAAGACGCAGAGGCACAAGCTATGGTAGAAGTTAAAATGAATCTTGGAGATTACATAACAGCATATGCAGATGAAGAGGGGGACGAATGAAAACATACAAAGTCACAGCGGGAGAAACTATTTACGCTGTTTATGAAACAGAAATAAAAGCAAAAAATAAAAAAGAGGCAATGAAAATCGCAAGCGAAATAAGTGCCTATGATTACAAAAGTAATGATTGGTCTAATTCAGCGGGGGACTTTGCAATAGAAGAAATAGAAGAGGTATAAAAATGACACAAAGAGATGAAGGACACGACTATCGAGATAGTAAGAATAAGGCTCAAGCATACGAGCGGAAACAAAAAGAAATTTTAAGTAGTTTTCAAGCGTGGTTAGAAAAATGTCCAGTTGATTATGATGAACATTTACAAACAAGTGATGATGATATTACTAGCATAAACTTTCATTACAAAAATATTTGGAATAGAAAACATAAATAACTGGACATATACGATATATTACGATAAGAGCACAAGCTATGGGTCTACCTAAAAAACTCACAGAACGACAGATTAAATTTGCAGAATTGTTGGTATACAACGAGGGGCGCAAGAGCCCAAGTGAGTGTGCGTATGAAGCAGGATACAAGACAAGACCAAGACAGGCTGCGAGCGAGCTACGGAATCCTAAGATTGCACCTTTAGTTGTAAAATATATTGGTGAGTTACGAGCAGAGATACAAGAAAAATACGGAATTAATTTTGAAAAACACATTAGCGAACTAGCAAAATTACGAGATGATGCACAAGCTAAAGGTGCGTGGTCTGCAGCAATTAATGCAGAGATAGCTAGAGGTAAAGCGGGTGGTTTGTATGTAGATCAAAAGTTAGTATTGTCTGGTAATCTAGATAATATGTCAGAAAAAGAATTAGAATCTAAAATGAAACAGATCTTAGATGATCACAAAACTTTAATTAATATTACGCCAGAAGAAGAGATAAAAGAATCAAAAGAACTAACAAGCCCTGATAATAATTCAGAGTAGAAATAAATCTACTAAATATTTTTCTTGGAAACTTTTTTACTACTGACCATTTGTTTATTACTGGTTCGTATTGCATTATTTACTCCTTGTGGGTTAGGCCCACGTACTGGTGGTATCGCATTCCATTTTACGTTAGGCATATTCTTAGTCAAGGTTTTATTTTTCACTTATTTTCTCCATTTTTATTATACACCCTTTTGGAAATACATTTCTATCAGAAAATAACTCATCACCTTCTTCATAAGAAGCAAACGTCCAAACATATTTTTTATCTTTATCAAACAAATATGCGTGTGTTATCATTCTAGATGGAATTAAACCTAATGAATCGTGAGCTGTCGCGTGCCCGGAATCACCCGTCGGATCAATCCAGGTAATTTTATAATAATAATATCTTTTCTTTTTAATAACTACAGATTTATATTTAGATTTTTTGGGACGTTTCATATTTCTATATATACTCTATAGGGGAATATTTGGGCAAAAAAGTTTTCAAAAAAACAAAAAGGGTCGCGCGCGCCGAGTAGGATAGTGTGCCAAGGCATAATTGCAAAAAAGCTAGTAAATATGCCATTTGTGCCAAGCTGTGCCACCAAAAATCAACGCCGTGGCACACCTATTATTCGCTAATACCAACACTTCTAGCCTATTTTTGCCTCTGTGCCACCTGTGCCACGAGTTTTTTTTAATGACTGAAAAAAAAATTTGCCCAAAAATTCCACTATAGCGTGGCACATTAGAATGCTTTTAAGAATCATTCTAAATTTTGTATCGTTTTGTGCCATTTTCTACGATTTTCCGCACTCCGCGGCCCAATATCTGTATTCTAGCGTACGGCTTCCACGCTTTACGCATCAAGTTTAACTCTAATACAAGATTGGACCACTGCTTGGGGCTGATATTATCACTTTGTATTACTACTTTTTTCATAATTTATTGGGGCTTCCACGCTAGCTTCCACCCCATTCCCGAAGGAATCATTTGCGGTAGCTGGTTGATTGTATCAAGCTTGTCTTGACATCCTTCTTCAACACAACTCGCCACGCCGCTGAACTATTAATCTTTCCTATTATTGTACTCTCTTGTAATTCTATTTTACCAATCTCGTTCAAACCACCACGATCATTTTCCATATAAATAAAACAATCAGAGATAGCCGTACCCTTATTACCATCGGTAAATTTACTTAGTATCTGCTGTAAGTCTCGTAGTCTTAGACTCATTTAACCTCCCCGCCACATTCTTGACAAGTTTATGCCACTTTTGTTTCCACATCTCTCTCATCTCACCACTTGTTTTATTATACATATTAGCTATATTATTCAGCCTTCTTAGGTCTTGTTCTATAGTATTCATCAACCCTCCTCAAAAAGTTAAATTTATATTGTTGGAACTCTTTACCCTCCACAACAAACTCTTGGTAATAATTATCTTTACTACACATCATCACCACACCTTTGGTAATTTCTGTTTTATAAATAAAATTATGTGCCGTTGCATAAGCTGCGAGTTGTAGACAATAATCCTCGATCCACTCTCGACGCTTCGGTTTGTTCGTTTGCTTGAAGTCTATAATAGCATCTTGGCCCTTGTGTACCCCAACTAAATCCGTTTGCCCGGCGTAAAGTCCAGGGTAATACAAAGTACATTCCGTGCCATAATATTCAGGGACATTGCATAGCCCTTGCTCGATCACTCTGATTGCCATATTGTGAGCTTGTTTACCTACATTAGTTTCATCAACATAACCTTGATCTAAAATATATTTTTCTAAAATTTTGTGCATTGCTGTACCTCGCGCACCACTCTCATCCACGATCCGCGTTGCAGCTTCCTCACCTATTCGTTCACGCCAAGCGGCAAGAGAAGCGCGTTTTTCTTCTGGTTCTGTAGCTTTTAGTATTGTTGTAACACTTGGTAACTTTTCTTTATTATTAATATTATAATGACGTAGGCCCTCTATCATCTCACGTTTTGTTTTTGGGTATCTAAATTTATTATTCTTCTTCATAGCCGTACCCTTCTTTTCTATTCTTATATAACTTACTCCAAGACCAAGAATTAAGGCTACCAGAATAATGGTATATTCTCTCTAACATATATTTAATTATTTTTTTCACTAGTAATTATCCATCGTAAAGCGGACGTAGTTGGATCAAAGCCATCAAACTTTGCGCTACATCCCATTAAAAATATAAAACTAATTATTAGTATTATTCTCATCACACACCTTGTTAATTATAAAAAAAGCAATGATTCCTCCAATCAATATTGCAGTTAAACCCATTGCTAACATTCCAAAGCCAAAACCTACACTCATTCTAACCCCATCAGTTGTCGATATTCATCCAATTGGACCACTTTACCATTCATTACTTTTAATTTTTTCTTACCATAATGATCTATAATCTTTTGTATCTTACCTAATTTAATGTGAGCGTATGGAAACATTAAACAACAAACCATAAACGCATCCCGGTGAGAACAACGCCAACGCCATTGTTTTTTCCAACCCAAAGCGTATTTAGTTTTATATTTTTTTTCAGTGACGGTGCCTACCCCTAACACTTCACATAACCATACTAGAATAGATTTTTCTGTCATTGCTATCTCTAATTTAATCTGCCAAGTTGGATATGGTTTTTTATTATTCGGTCTTTGGCGCATATATTGTTTATAAGATACACAGCCCTCTCCATCAAAAAGCCCTGCTATATAAGCAGCTTCGGTATCTGTCATTGTAATCTTGCATTGTCCACCACCTTCATTAGTTTCATATGAGTCTTGCCGTCCGACAACAACTCACCTTCTGAATCACATACCTTACATTGTTCTACTTCAAAAAATTTTTTGTGTAAAAAGCCATTGCCTTTACACTCGTAGCAAATAATTTTACGAGCTATTCGTTTTGCCATTTTTGTATCCTAACTTCTTTGCGGCTCTTGTTGCAAGAGCTTCGATTGTTTTACTGACTGTTAGTTCTGCATCTAAAAATTTACCAGAAGCCAAAAAGCGTAACTTCTTATAAGTCTCTACAGGAACAGAAACAGATTTAAACTTATTGGGATCTGCCATATTATTTCCTTTCTATGTTTTGATATTTCCTTCTCATTTATGGGAAAATACAATAGAAAAAAATAATTTGCAAGTATTATTTAATTAATATAAAAGAAAGATCTCTTCTCACACCTTTTGTTTGTTCGTCCCTTTCTTGGGACGAGCAGACATTAAGAATCAATTCCAGGTTGTAATGTGTCAGATTTGTGGCACTCAAATTTTATATAGATATTGTGTTTGTTAACCTCTTCACGGCCCATATCTCGTGTCATACTAGCAGCTGTTGTATAACCATCCATCATACAAGAGTATTCATCTTTATAAAATTGTGGTGAAGTTATAGGTGGTATACAATTTTGTGCTACCCCAGAGCATATAAACATTACTAAAATTATTTTCATTATTTTCCCTGGCCACGATATTTTTTAAAATTTTTGCGTTTACTTTTATTCATTTTACAAAGACTAGGGTGGCGCCCAATCGATGTTTTGTGATGCACAGGTTCGTGTGCAACAAAATCTTTAAACTTCTTCGCCATCTGTAAAAAATTTATCTAAGTCTGACTTTAATGTATTAGGATGCATTGTTGGTATGTAACTTATTTTACCATTTACATATTGTTCTAAATCAGCACCACAAGTCATACATCTGTAAAATTCTTTTGTGAGCCCAACCAGTAAAGTATTTTCTTCACAGGTAGGACATTTACCTGAAACAATTTCTGCTTTAAATTTTAGAAAGTTTTTTCCTGTCATAGCGTTTCTTATTCTTTATCACTTTTTGTTTAAAATGTCTAAGTTGCTTTGCCACAGGATTCTTTTTCTTATTGAGCTTTTGCATTACTCAATGATTCTTATAATTCTTTTTCTATCTTGATAGACCTCTGTTTCTGCCTCCACTTTTTTACATTTAAAGACTACTCGCTCTGGATTTACCTCTTGTTTAGCCACGCGCTTTGAATAAAGGCAAGATTTTAAAGAATCTTTATAGACGTGTTCTATCATTTTTCCGTTTAATTCTAGTATTAATGCAAATACAACCTCTATCATTGGTGACCATTGCCGTTTCTAATTAATTTTTCTACGTCTTCTGTAAGTTTTTTTGTTCTCTCTTGTAAAAATTCTATGTTTACTGCGTTATTTCTCATACTCTTAACCTCTATTTCTAGTTCATCTAATAATCCTGCGATATGCTCCACTAACATAAAAAGCTCTGCCTCCCCGGAAGACTGACCAAGTTCTCCCCGTGGATATTTAATTCTAAACTCTGTGTTGTGTTGCAAATCTTTTTCAAATAATTCTAGTTTTGTGCTGTGCTGGTTGAGTTTCTCATTGATACCAAAATATGCCCAGGTTCCAATTGCAACTAGCGCGATCAAAGATGCCACCGTCTTCATCGGCATTTGCACTTTTGCTTCCTCTGATATTGTTAATGGTTTTTTACTCATCTGTAGGTTTTGGTAATGGCAGTATATACCCTTCTGGTGGTATTTTCAATGTGCTGTTATTGTTGTCTAAAGTCTTAGATTCTGGGTTTTCTTTAATGTAATCGTCTTTTAATTCATCCCATAAACTGCCTGTAGGCATTGTTTCTACTTCATCCACTTGTGGTACCACCCCTCTACATTTTGATACTAACAATGCAAAGTTTTCATTTTGTGCAAGGCTTGGATTTCTATTCACTTTGTTACACATCTTCATCAACTCAAGTTGTTGTTTTAGTTGTGCATTTTCTTTTGATGTTTTACAATCTGTGCCTAAATATTTTCTGAATGATAATCTTAATTCTTGAGAGTTACTCTCGTTCCAACTATTATCATAATTATCATAATCGTAATCACGATTAGATACAGACAAATCTACTTCACCACATCTAGCATTGCCGTCGTTAAGGTATTCATTTCTAGGATATGCAGGAGTTACACAAAATGCTAATAGAGTTAGCAGTATGATTAGTATACCTGTAAAGTAATAATTCATCCTGGCAATCTCCATAGTTCATCCTAATAGTTTATTTCTCTGTTTAAATCTTTGATGTCGTATTCCATTTGTCTAACTTTATCAGCTAGAACTTCGTATAAATTTTCAGCCATCTCCCAAGTACCTTCAGCTCTTTCTAATTTTGCAATAATAGTATTTACATTGTCAGTTAATACAGACATATCTCTACGAACATTTTCTATGCTCATAGTTTTTAGTTCTTGTATTTCTGCTTGATTGGCGTTGATAGTGTCTGTTAAGTTAACGATATATTTTACACCCGTGAATGTTCCAACTAGCACTGACGCTACAACAGGAACCATAACTATATTTTTCTTTAACAGATCTACTAAATTCATAAGGCATAAAGTTCTTTATTAAAAAAGAATCGCTCCAATTACAAAAGCAACTACACCACCAATAATGCACATTTTATGATTGTGCCATATCGTAATAGCTTTGTCTTTAATTTCATTTATCATCTTTGTCCTCCAAGTTTTTCAGCTTATAATCGTAGCTACCTGCTTCGTGTTCGTCGGTAATCCACTTAGCTGAATTTTCCACAGAGTATATTTTACTAGTTACTAATCTATTAATCAAGGTTTTGTTTGGGTCCACTCCCATAGATGGATCATAGATTTTTAATCTATTATTAGGCTGTATTGCATAGTTACCATCTTCTAATTCTATAACGTGGCCACATTTATGTTGATCTGGTTTCTCAGAATAACCAAAGTTTAATTCATTAAAGTCTCCTGCACACCAATCTATTGTAAATAAATATTTACCTTTTCTTTTTACTTTACGTCTAGATGTATACTCCATTGTACATCCTGCAATTTCATAAAATGTTGTAACACTTACATTGTAACTAAAACTATCCCACATCACCACTTCATCAAGAGGTAATTCTTTTACACCAGGTTTTGTACAGAATGCAGTAATAGGAGCTCTCCACCATAGGCCACCATCCTCCATTAAAAAATGAAATAGTGGTACTCTGTTTGGTATAGAACTAAAACCAAATACTCCTACTTCAAAATATTTATCATGTGAATCTTTTTGATCTCTAAGATAGTTACCTCTGACGTAACATTCTATTATTGGTATGTTTGCATTTAAATATGCCATTATTTAATTTCACCCCAGTTAGCCCCCGACTCGTAATCTACTTTGTTAGGAACTTTTAATTCTACTGCAGACTCCATAAT